TTGCGTGAGCAGCTTAGAGAGCAGGATTACAAGATGGATGCCAATACAGTCATCATTAATGGTTTTCAGATAAAACGAGAATATTATTTTTCTCAGTTAGTCAAAAAACATAAACCTGTTTTGGTTATTATTGATTCTCTTATCGGTTCTTCTGCTGGTAGAGCTTTTGATGAAAATAAAAGTTCCTTCGCTTCTCCTCTTTACAGACTTACCAACAATAATGGTCATAGCTTCCCTGCTACCTCGATCATGGTTATCCATCATGCCAATAAACAGGGTGGGTTCAGAGGTACAAGCTCCATAAGAGATGCTGTTGATGAAACATGGAAACTATCAAAACCTGACAAGGAACTTGCAGAACAACTTGGTAGTAATACAAGAATTATCAGGGTTGAGAAGAGTAGATTCAGTCGTATGGGTAGTGCTCTACTTCTGAAACAGTTGGATGATCTTAGTTTTGAACTTAAGGATTACAAACCAAAAGTAGAAAGTTCTAGTCCAGCTTCCATAATTGATCGGATTTTAGAAAAACTTAGAACTGTTTATCCAGATTCAAGGTCAAGAATTGATCTTAATGCCGATCCGTTGATAGGTGGTAATGTAACCGCTATAAAAAAATCTTTGGAGAGGTTGGTTGATAGAGGTTTGATTGAAATTTCGGACCAAAAACCATCCGTTAATGGAGGACGTCCCACATACCTATATAAAGCTATCCTCGTGCGGGGAGACAAAAAATCTGTCACATTGGTACGAAAACCTAATGACGACAGGAGTTTAGCAATGCGACAGGTAGAAAAAAATAAAGGCTGTCACATTGGTACGGAGGGTGATAAGCAGACACCAATGCGACAGGTAGAGAAATCTGATAGCTGTCACATTGTAAAAAGCCCATCAATAAAGGGATCTGACCACAATGTGACAGGTGATCTATCCCCCCACGCGCGCGAGGAAGAAGCAGATGCCTGGAAAATGTGGAAATGAGACAGACGAAAGTAATAATTTATTGCCACAAAGAAAGAAAAGATTCACCACTAGCTTCGGTTCGTTATACAAAATATGATGACTTAAATAGAGTGGTGGATGTCGAACAAGTGGATTACGAAGATAAAAATTATTTTCATAGTGAAGTTTTACAGGCGATCCAACTAGGAATAGATGTTTTGATATATACAGAATTGGATGGTAATTTGTTACAACGCAAGATTGAGCATTGGACTTGATGTACTACTGTGCTACAATAACAGACATAAACTTATAGTCACAACCCATGACAAACTCTGATTATTCCGTTTACTACGGCATCAAGGAACTTCATCGTTTACATACAGCATCAAGCCTGGCTTTTGATACAGAAACGCTACAATTACAACCAGAAAAAGGTAAATTAAGATTACTTCAGCTAGGGTCTTACACTCTTAAAACCATTGTTATCATTGATTGCTTTGAGCTTTCTGATAATAACTGGAATTACCTCAATAGATTCTTTCAGAATGGAGCTAGATACTGGCTCGCACATAACGCAGTATTTGATCTCGGCTGGTTACAGGAGCATGATATATACGTTCGAGGTAAAGTCAGATGTAGTATGTTAGCAAGTCGTTTACTTACTAATGGTATACCAAAAACAAAGAATGGTTTAGCTGATGTAGCAAAACGATATTTAGATATGGAAGTATCTAAAGAGCAGCAAAAATCTAATTGGGGTGCTGATGTATTAAGTTCTGCTCAACTTGAATACGCAGCAAAAGATATTGAAGTGTTATTAGAACTGGATCAAATATTGGACGTACGAATACAGGCCAATCAACTAATGGAAGCTTATACATTGGAGTGTTTAGCATTACCAGCGATGGCTCAGATGTGGAGAACTGGCTTACCCTGGAACAAAACTACTCTTGAAGAAAAACGTATTGACTACGAGCATGATTTAAAAGAAATGACAAAGGATTTCCTGCGGGAGTTAGATAATGCCTTACCAGAAAAACATAAGCTGCCAAGAGAAGCTGATGGTTCTTATAATCTTCGTGCGAAAGACGAAGGTTCTATAAGGTTAGGTACTAAAAAATATGCTGGCTTTAATCTCAACAGTCCAAAACAATTACTGGAAAAGTTTACTCTGTTACTTGGTAAGCCTCCAGTAGACGCTGATGGTAAACCTAGTGCATCAAGACAGACATTAAAATCTTTTGCTGCGGATTCTGAGATTATACAGACTTACCTTGTATGGAAGAAAACAGAAAAGCGTAGGCAGATGATTACCAGTATTGAAAAGAAAATTGACTCTGATGGTTTTGTAAAGGCTTCTTATATGCAACTTGGTGCGGACACAGGCAGAATGTCCAGTATTAATCCTAATAATCAGCAGATACCAAGAGATTCTGAGTTTAGACAGTGTGTAGAAGCTCCTGATGGTTGGAAAATAGTTGATGCTGACTTTTCACAGATGGAATTACGTTTGGCTGCTGCATTGGCTAATGATGAAAATATGATTGCAGCGTTCCAGAATGGAGAAGATTTGCATGACTATACGGCACAGCAGATGGGTTGTGACAGACAGATAGCCAAGTCAGCTAATTTCGGTTTGTTATATGGTGCTGGTGCGGAAGGATTGCGTAATTATGCTGGTAGCAGTGGTGTTTTAATGACACTTGAGGAAGCTATTACTGTTCGTGATAACTGGTTGCGTACTTACAAAGGTGTTCATGCCTGGCAGAATAAAAACTATCAATTATCAAAAAACTCTCAAGGTAATGAATGGGCTGAAACCAGAATACCTTTATCTAATATGCGTAGATATTTAAAAGGTGATCTTAACAGAGTTACAGTCAGATGTAATACACCGATCCAGGGTGCTGGTGCAGCTATCCTTAAATGTGCATTAGGTAACTTATGGGTTGAAGTACATGAAGCTGGTGAGAATGTAGTAAAGATAGCAGCAGCAGTACATGATGAAGTAATCCTTTTGGTTCGGGATCAGTATGCGGAAGCATGGGCTAACAAACTGAAAGGTATTATGGAATTTGCAGAATCTAAATGGTTGGGTGCTGTTCCTGCTGTTGCTGAAGTATCTATAGGTAAAACCTGGGAGGAAACTCATTGACAACAGACCAAAAAATTCAGGCAGCTTTGAAACGTATAGAAGAACTAAAATTATTAATTAAATATTGGAGCAGTAATAAGTAGAGCCAATTTACTTTTTTGATGGTAAAGTAGTACAAGAACAACTCATTAAATGGCACAGAAACACGGCAACAAAAATTATTATCAGGTGTTAATAGATCCGCATAGGTCAAAACTCATAGAAAAAATAGCAAAAGAAGCAGATATGAGAGGCACTGCATGGGTAAGAGAGGCTGCTTATGAAAAGCTGCAAAAGGTTATGAATACTGGAGAATATAATATAGCGAAAGCAAAAGATGATCTTTTATGGAAGCAGTCCGTACAAAGAAGAATAGAAGGAAGAAAAAGCGAAGAAGATTAAATTTTGTTAATGCTTACAAAGTGATGACATTTTGTTGCTATACTATTGTAGTAACTCA